CAGCCTTTCGATGCGATGATCCTCGAAAATGTTAAGCAACTTCGCCAACAGGGAAATGTGCATATTCTTTTCGTTTTCATCTGTGATCGTCTGATCAATGCGCTTTTCCAACGCATCCTTCAGCTTCTCGAGAGGAGTGAACAGTTTGTGGGCAACTTCGTGACTGATAATATATCGAATCACATAGTCGGGACACACCCAATTAGGCAACACAATAATGTTCCTTGCCAGATCAATGTGTGCTGTGTTTGCCTTGGGATCAACCCGCAGATGCAAATTCTCACGTGCAAGCATCTTTGCAAAAACAGAAAATTTAGTGATTTCCATAACGACTCCTCAAATTTCATTTTTTACTTTTTACAACACAAATCCGATCATGTCAACATTTTCATTGTAGAAAAATTATTGACCTTCTCAAACCTGAGCGTCTTGTTGAAAATAACAGAATCTTTCAACTTGTCTGAATGGGTTATAACGATAATTTTGGTCTTGTCAAACGATTTTAGAATTTTTAACAAATCCTCTTCACCATCAACATCGAGGCTTCCGCCGTGAACCTCGTCCAGAATCATAAAGCCGACTTCGACGTTTGTTTTCTTCTTAACAACCCCTCTCCACGCAAACAACAAAGCAAGATCGATTCTTGCTTTCTCACCTTCTGAGAAGTTAGCGTATGAGAGCTCATCACGATATCTCGATTTTATCACCTCATTAAAATTCTCATCGATCTCAAACTGAACGTAGAAATTCATCAGGTCGAGATACTTATTAATAAAGGCGTTGATGACAGGGATGAATGTCTTGATGATGACAGCCTTGATTCCGTCATCCTTGAGCAATTTTTGTGTGTAGTTGAACACATTCATATCAGTCAACAATTGCTGACGATCTTTTTCCTTTTCATTCAACACAATTTCCTTCTCCCCCATCTCATTATAATACCCCATCATTTCTTCCTCTAAATCGTCTAGATTCAGCTTTTCAGAGAGTACCTTGTTAAATGAAGATATCTGTGTCAGGAAGTTGGACTTCAGTGTCAACATTTTGTTTTTCTTGTCTAGGAAATCGTTGAACTTTTCTATCAGTTCCTCTACCTTTTTTGATTGTTCTGATAAGAGGTCAAGCTGTTTTTCCCTATCACCTACACCTTGTGTAAGTTGCTCGACGAGTTGTTCTCTAAAAACGATGTCCATTTCTTGTTTACACGTTGGGCAAGATGATGTGTGTTCGAAGAAATTGATCTCGGTTTTCTTAGAACGGATGTCGTTGTTTATAGATGTTATCTCGCCCCTGAACTGAATATTTTTCTTGTCAATCTTAGGTTTAATAACCAGTTTCTCATCTATCTCGACCAGTTTATCGTTCAGTCGTTTTATCTTATCCTGGAGAGTTGAAATCTCGGCTTTGATCTCTGCATTCTTCTCTTTGCTCTTTTTAACCTCTTCGTCCTTTTTTCTCGAAAGGAACAGATGTTGTTTCTCAAGACCTTCCAGTTCAGTCTTAATTTTCAGAATCTCATTCTCATTTTGACTGAGTGTTTGTTTCTGGTCACTGACCTTTAGCTTCAAAAGAGCTGACATATGTGAGAAGACAGACAACTCGAGAATGTCTTCAATGATGCTTCTGCGTTTTGCCGCATCTAACTGCATGAACGGGACAAATCCACTCTTTCCGATTATGGCAATCTGTTTGAACGTACTGAAATTCATGTTGAGATACTCAACCTCTAGTTTCGTCTGATACTCTTTGGCCGACGCGTTCTGAGGTATGAGTGTTCCGTTGACATGGATCTCAAAGATATTGGGGGTGATGCCTCTTTTGATGTAGAACTCTTTGTTGTCTTTTTCAAACCATATCTCAACTAGACAATTCTTCTTGTTGATGGAATTGACGATGGTGGGTTTGTTGATCTCTTTGTATGGTTTTCCGTATAGCGAAAAACAGATAGCATCAAGGACAGTAGATTTGCCTGAACCATTTTCACCTGTGACAAGAATTTTATCATCATCATCAAAATTTATCTGAATAGGGGATTTGCCGCTTGCAGCAAAATTTCTATATAACAGTTTCTTAATATTCAAACACGTAACCCTTCTTTATACAATTCACCCAAAAGAGAAGTGATCTTATCCTTTTCTATGTCTCCCGTATCGTTAAGAGACGCAACAAAATCTTCCATTATTTTTTCGATGTTATTTACATCATCAATCTCAAGAGTGTCTTCGGTTATACTGTAATCACTAACCTCAACAATGTCCATCTTATAAGGTCTTTGCTCTGTAATTTTCTCAAGGACCTCTTCAAAGAAAATGTGATTTTCTTTTGACTGGATTTTCACTTTGACGAAACAGTCCTTGATATCTTGATCGGCGAAGTCCTCAACGTCAGTGTCGATACCGTCATGATAGACGATGGTCTTGAATATGTGTTTAGGATTCTTGATGAATTCCATATTCTTTGTTTCGGTGTCGAAAACCCAAAAACCCTTCTCACCCGAAACCTCGCCCCATGTCATTTCATAAGGAGCTCCAAGATATTGGATATTTTTGCCTGTAGATGCGTTGTGGAAATGACCAGACCAGACCTTATCATAACCATCAAAAAGAGTTGTCTCAAGACCATTATGACATACCTGTCCAATCGACATGACAAATCCGTTAATCTCGAAATGCCCTAACAGATTCTCACACTTCTTCGCCTTGATGAAGCTCATACATTCTTCTTGATTCTCAACTGTAATCCACGGAACAATACCTATTCTGGCACTGTCAATTTTCAGGATTTTTGGTTTGTCAATAATCTCAATGCTCTTGTATTCTTGCAAGAGAAGTTGGAGTGAATTGACATTGTTGGTGTTCTTGAAAAATACGTCGTGGTTTCCAATCGTGATATACAGGGAAATATTCTGTTCCTCTATCACATCAAGGAAAACTTCTCGGGTGTGTTTGAGTGATAGGAAATTTACCTGTTTCCTCTTCTCAAACAAGTCGCCACCATGCAGAACAGTTGTAATGTTTTTGTCTCTTAGATACGGAAAAAACACCTCGGAAAAAAATTTCTTCTGGTGTTCAAAAAATATGGGACTGTCATTCCTACACCCAAAGTGAGTATCAGTTATAATTGCGATCTTTGCCATTATTCTTTCTCTGTTTCAGGCGTTTCCACAGATTCGGCTTCAGCAGCGGCAGCAGCTTCTGCTTGTTGTATTTTCTTTTTCTCAATACTATCTTCATATCTATACACGTATTCGTCCATCTTTTCTCTCGCGCCTTCTGAATATCCAATGTCATCGATAATCATTTTGATATTTGGATCATGGTCTACGTGCGTGTATAGAGTATTCATAATCTCTGATTCACGTATCATCTTGAACTTGCCATACAAATCTTTCTTCTCTTTTTTGATGGTCCTGACAAAAGCCCATTGACATATTCTTGTGAAATATGCGAACGGGTTTGTTGTCTTATTTGGATCAAAATTGTGTGCATACCTTGTACAATCTAACATAGCATTAGACACCATGTCCTCTCGGAAAGGGTAGTTGCACCAGTTGCTATTGTGAGAATAGTTGTTGGCAATTTTAAAGAAACACTCTCCGAGATATTCACTCAGTCTAGGATAGTATAATTTCTTCTTTATTTTATCCTCTAAAGCATTAATTTTATCATGGTCCTCACCATCATTTTTGTATTCTTCGAGGGTGTTCTTGAGAACCTCAGAAACCTCTTGTGCTTCTAGATACAATACTCTGTATTTTGATATTTCTTGTAGGAATTTGTTATTGTCTACGTAGTTAGCCATTCTTCTCTAATTCTATCTTGTGGATTTTGTAAGTAAATTTCTCGTTTTTGTATAGTCTTAATCTTTCAACCAAATGTTTTAGTGAAAAATTGACTTTTTTCTTCCAAGACAAATCATCTGCTATATCGAAAAGAGTACACTCGGTCTTTTCGTCGTTCTTTCTTAATCCTCTTCCAATAGATTGTATTATTCTAATCTTTGCTTTGGTTGGATGAGCGAATATAATGTTGTGTAGATTCACAATGTTGATACCTTGCTGAAATGTCTTATACGATGCTACGATGATGCAACCTGTTTTCTTTTCGTCCACAAGTTTTCGTATCTGATTTCTTTCAGCAGTATCAACTTCACCCGACACATAAAATATCTGTCTGTCGGGGAATTTCTTTTTCAAATTCGCATAAAGAATTTTGCCGTGTTTTTCGACAAAATTGAATAAAACCAATGTATTACCTTTTAACGATAAAGCTAGGTTTTCAATAAATGCGTTTCGTCTTTTGTGGGATATCAGAAAATCTATCTCTTCCTTATAAACAGCTTTCGACCACAATTTTTTGTTAGTGTCGCTGTACATCAACTGACACACTTTAATTTTCAGTTCAGAAACATACTTCTGTTCCATAAGTGTTTTTGTGTCGGTGACCTTAATGATTTCTCCAAACAATCCCGACAAAGAGAACTCGTGGATGATGCTGTCTTCGATTGTTCCGGTCAGTCCAAATCTATATTTCGCCTGTTTAATTTTCTCAAGGATTTTAGGCAAGACAGTAGCAGTTGCGGTGTGTGCTTCATCAACAAAAACACACCCAAAGTTATTCTTCTTGAACCAAGAAGCATCCAGATTCTGGAGAGATTGCCAAGTAGAAATTGTAATATTTTTGTCAAGGTTCTTATCAGATCCTCCGTATATCTTTGCACTGATAGAATCAATGTCCCAACCATCGTCTTGAACGCTATAGTCACGAAAGTCATCACAAAGCTGATCAACAAGCGTAGTAGTAGGTACGATAATAAGAGTCTTAACATTAAAATACCTCAGTATAGAATATATTATGAAACTCTTACCACTCGCTGTTGGTGATAGTAGAAGTGACCTTTTCTTTCTAATTGCTTTTGTTATTGATTCGATCTGATAATCACGTCTTTCAAAATGCTCTGGGAGTTTGAGACTGTCGACAAATTTCTCAATCTCTAAAATGGAGACGTTTGATTCGGTATCATCAAAATTGATGTTATAATTATAATCTCGATCATCGCAGAATTTTATTAACTGATTCAACAGCCCTTTATAGATCAGTTTGTTTTTTCTATTATACAGACGGATCTTCCCGTCCCACACTTTATTCTTAAATAACGGGTGATACTTGTAATTGTGTGCATAAAATGAAAAATGGTCAAGTAATTCATGTTCTACTGAGAAGTTTGTTTTAATTTTCACATGAACTTCGTCTACATATTCAATCTCTACATCAGCCACCGTTGGACCATTTCAGATAGTCTAGTGAAACCTTCAACTGGAAGTTTCTCTGGTTGATGTTGTTAATAATTTCCTTCAATACCAGTACCTTCTCTTCTTCTCTTGCGATTTTTAAATTCATTTCAACCATGTCAGGATCTACAAGAATTCTTTTTTCCATTCTTGACTTTGTCTCTTCCATTTGCCATGGTGGTCTTCCTATATCTTTACCATCGATCCTGCCTTCATAATAATCTTCTAATGTCATCTCAAGGGATCGTTTGGTGTCTAACAGGGTTTTATATTCCAATCTGCATATAGACATCATCGTCAAATATTTAGCATGGAGCTGAGGAATTTTCAGAGATTCCTGTGAAATTGCCGTCTCATCCATCACACTATCTATCTTCCATTCCTCAAAAATCTTCTTTAAATTCATACACTTCTCCTTTTCTGTAATGTACAATGAAACACAAGATTAGAAAACACTTAGAAAAATTTTTTCAAAGTATTGTGGTACGAAAAAAATGCTGTACCTTAATAATTGTACATAGTTAGACTAAGCCTGAACATTAGAACTACAAATAAGTACTGAACGAAGTGAAGAGGGCGCCAGCCCTCATAATAGTGTGGCGGAGACAGGTCTCCGGAGTGTTTTTGTTATTCTATATCAAAGTAATCATATCTGAATATTGCTGTGGCGTCAGCCGGAGAGGTATTGTCCTGTGCCAGTTCAAATGATGAAATCGATGTTGGAAAAATATTCCTAAACAACACCTTCTTATTTGGCTGATCTACATTGGATAGGATATACACAGTAGCATCTGTCGAGAAATCGTATTTGTTAGGTTTGTCTCTGATATCAGCTGTAGGTGGCTTATATCTGTTGAACTGTTCAAATTCTTCGGGAGCCGACATTGTCTTTATCCAATTCATCAACTCAACATAATTTTCAAGATTCTCATCAACTCTGAATGTTAAAGAGAACTCAGAGTATGATAATTTGTTCCCATGGAAGTACACTCTGTTGTTGATGTTGGGAAGTTCGAGAGGTGTCATGGAAACATCTGGTACAGAAACATTTCTGGCGAAAAATTGGACATTTGGGATATAATTGAAAACAACGCGGAATTTGTCTGATTGCAGTTGATTTTGTGTCATTGTTATGTTACCTCTTATACAGAATATTTAGTAGGAGAAACAAGATGAAAGTTTTTAGGGTAGGCGGATGTGTCAGAGACACCATCCTGGGTATACAGCCTAAAGACATTGATTATGTCGTTGTAGGTTCGACACAACAAGAAATGGAATCAAAAGGCTTCAAACAAGTGGGTGCATCGTTTCCTGTTTTTCTTCACCCACAGACAGGTGAGGAATATGCTCTGGCCCGAACTGAAGTTTCGACGGGCAGCGGTTACCTGGATTTCAGCGTAGAGTTTGGTCCGGAAATCACACTGGAGCAAGATCTCCACCGACGTGATTTTACAATCAACTCGATCGCTATGGATGAAAATGGGAACATTTTTGACCCATACAACGGTGTTCAGGACATCAAGGATGGGGTGATCAGAATGACACACCACAACACATTCCAGGAAGATCCGGTCAGGGTATTTCGCCTGGCACGTTTCGCAACTCGTTATGGTTTTGATATCGATCAGGACACGATAACTGCGTGTGTCAACACAGTTATGCCTGAGGACAAGACCACGTTTTATCGTGCTCGGATCGAAATGGAAAAGGCACTGATGGAAAAGGTCCCGGCGAAGTTTTTCTGGACTCTGTACAAGATGGGTCAGACGAATCACTTCAAGGAAATCTTTGATCTGATGTTTGTTCCGCAGCCTGTTCTGCACCACGCGGAAGGTGACGCGTTTGTCCATACAATGATGGTTCTGAATCTGGCTGCTGAAGCTAACGAGCCATATCACGTGAGACTGGGTGCTCTGCTACATGATCTGGGCAAGGCAGCGACGCCTGCTCATATACTGCCATCCCACCATGCACATGAAATGAACGGTGTTCCACTGGTTGAGCAATTTGCCCAACGGCTGCAGATGAAGAATTCAGAAAAGAATTTTTGTAAGGCTGTTACTGAGTTTCATACGCATGTACACCGTTGGGCTGAGATGAAGAACACGACCAAGGCAAAACTTTATCTGAAGATGAAGAATGTGGATGTGCGTGATTTTTCGGTTGTCAGTTTTTACGACAGCCAGGGCAGAGTCCCACAATCTCAAAACTACACCAACCATGAAAAAATGGTTCATGATTTTAGCAAAATGTCTAGGGTGACCCTGAGAGGTTGGCCTAACCTGGACTCGATGTCAGTCGAAGCAAAGAAGAATCTGCAACTGAGGCTGCTGTCACAATCAATGAAGTAGGGGATGATTATTTTATGGCCAAATTCAATAAACAAATGTTTGATTTAGGCGTAAGTCGTATTTTTTCTGGTTTTTATTTGAGATGGTTGTGGTGGAAAGAAGGAAGAAAGATACGACTGTTCCCTAAAAGAGGCAAAGTGTCAGAAGAAGCCAAACAATGGGCTGAAGATGTGATTAAAAACAAATTAAAGGAATAAAATAACCAAAAGGAGTACGTATGCGGGTTACGGATATTGTTGTTATCGCAGGTTTATCGATAATGCTGGCTTCTTGCCAGTCATCGAAGAAGGAAAAGGATGTTCCTGTAAAGGTCACGGGTAATGTTCAGAAACAAGTTGCAATAGCAGCAAAAAAATATGGTGTGCCGGTTCCGTTAGCATTAGCTGTATCTAAACATGAGTCAGGAAACAGATGTGACGTGAGGGGAGCTGCTGGCGAAATCGGCCCACTACAGATCAAACCATCTACTGCCGCTGGCTTGGGCTATAACGGAGGTCTTGCCGGTCTCAAGAAATCATGTGCTGAACAGATCAAATGGGGCGTGATGCATTTAGCTTCTGCATATAAGAGGGGCGGGTCTGTGTGGAAAGCTGCGTATCTGCATAATGCTGGATTATATGTAAAATCCTTTAACCATGCCGGTGCGAAAAGATACGCCAACATTGTAGCGGGGAAGTTATGAAATATTTAATAACAGCAATTTTTATCTTGACATTGACTGGTTGTGGAAATCTTGACAACCAAAATCAATTGTATAAGATGGTCAAGATTGTCGAACAGAGAGGGTAAAAAAATGATGAAGAAATGGCTTGAGAATACAAAGAACTTTGTGACCGAAAAAGGCGCCGAGGCTAAGGAATTGGCTGAAAAGGCGTATCAAAAATCTGAAGGCTTCCGTGAAGATCTTATGGAAAAGGCTTCTGATTTGGGAGACGTCGTTCTTGAAAAATCTGTAATGGTTCAACAGAAGACCAGTGAATATTCTGAAAAGATCTCTGAAACTGTCAGAGAGAAGAAAGAACAATACATGGGTGGTAAAAATGATAATAACACCTGAATCAGATTATCAGATCATCGGCCAACAAATCATTTGTTTCCCTACATTGTCTGTTTTCCTTGGTGGAACAATTGATAACGGGGAAAGTGTTGATTGGCAGGATGTTATGTCTAAAGGTCTTGATGGGAAAGATATCACTGTCTTGAACCCGAGACGTAAGAATTGGGACAAAAATGCTGACAGCGAACAGATCAGGGATCAGATCTTATGGGAGTTGGGTGCGCAAGAAAACAGTGATGTTTTAATTTACAACATCTTGCCTGATTCTAAATCACCCATTACACTAATGGAAATCGGTGCTTTTAAGACAGTTGACATTATCGTCAACTGTGCGCCTGAGTTTTATCGGTATGATAATGTTAAGACTTTTTGCGAGTTTTACAACATCACATTGTGGAATGTTG